TTAAGTATCCTGTATAACCAGTACGTGGAGGTGTTTCTAAAATTAAGTTTACATCAAACGCACTATCAGTAGTAATAGTATCTACGTCAACTGAAACAATTTGAACGTTGCCTTTATCGTCTGTTGTTACCGTATAAAAATGTTCTGTTGCATAGCCGCTTTTTGCAGCATATTCTTCGCCTTGGGCAATTACTGCATTGTTTATTTGCATTTCTATTTCGTATGTACTTAAAATGTCTCTTAGTGTTGTATCGCTGTTTTCCACAGCTGGTAAGTCTAATATATCTTTGTATTCTTGTCCGTCGTATATTTGTTTTAGTTTTATGCGATATAGGTGCGGATACCAAGTTTGACTAAACCCTTCACTTGCTCTAGTAACATCTTCTACTACATAAAATCTTTTTAATGCAACTTCAAAATCGTTTGCTGCATATTCGTCTATCAAATGAGGAAATTCAATAACATCTCCACTCATTATTTTTCTGCCTAAAGTTTTTACACTACTATTAATATGCATTGTTACAAAAATAGTGTCGTTGGTTAAAAACAATCCAAATTGACTTAAATTAAAATCTAAGTCTTGTACCGTATAATGTCCTCTAATAGTATAAATGCTTTCATCATATTTTCTGTCTCTATTTTCTAAAAATAATAAATCTTGAATATTTGTTTCTTTTACAGCGTCATACTGAGGTTGTTCAGGTGTTGAATCAGAATCACTTGGATTCTTTGGACCTAAATATTTGTGTATATTTAAATCAGTGCCACCAACCGTAAACATTTCGTAGATTGTGTTATCTAAGAAATTGTAGTCTTTTGATTTTTGTGGTCTATATAAACTTAACTTTGGCATACACATATTTATCGATAAATACTTTTGGAGACTAACTATGAGCAACGCAACTGCATACCAAGAAATTTATGATTATGTAAACACATTCCTCGGCGGAGGCATGATCGATGTAGAACTTGATCCTATTCATTATGAAACTGCATTGAAAAAAAGTTTTAACAAATACAGACAGCGTAGTGAAAACAGCGTTGAAGAAAGTTATATTACATTTACTATCCAAGAAGACACTAACGAATATACATTACCAAACGAAATAATAGAAGTTCGTAAGGTGTTTAGACGTAGCGTAGGTAGTAGATTAGGCGGCAGTGCAGACGGTGGTAGTTTATTTGAACCATTTAACTTAGCATATACAAACACATATTTGTTAGCAGGTAGCGGAATTGGCGGTCTTGCAACATATGATTTCTTTGCACAACAGCAAGAACTTGTTGGACGTATGTTTGGTAGTTTTCTAGAATTTACTTGGAATACAAGTAATAAAAAGTTTACGCTTTTACAACGTCCGAGAGCCAACGAAGAAGTGTTGTTATGGTGCTATAACTACCGTCCAGATTTTGAGTTGCTAAAAGATTACAAAGCCAATCAATGGATCAAAGATTACACATTGGCTAACTGCAAATACATGTTAGGCGAAGCACGTAGTAAATTTTCAACCATTGCAGGACCTGGTGGCGGTACTACACTTAATGGTGATACACTTAAATCTGAAGCCCAGCAAGAGATAGAAAAACTAGATAAAGATTTAGATTTAGCAGTAGCAGGCGGAATAGGTTACGGTTTCTTGATAGGTTGACAATCTTTTTATATTATTGTATTATAAAAAATAAAAAGAGGTTGTAATGGAATTACCTAAATTACTTGTAATTGGTCACGGTAGGCATGGTAAAGATACCGTTTGTGAATACCTACGAGACAAGTATAATTTTACATTTGAAAGTAGTAGTAAATTTTGTAGTAAACTTTTTATATTTGAAATGTTAAAAGACAAGTACGGATATAAAGACGAAGAAGAGTGTTATAACGACAGGCATAACCATCGTGCCGAATGGTATAATGCTATATGTGAATATAATAAAGACGATCCAGCTAGATTAGGTAAAGCAATTTTTTCTGAACACTCTATATATTGTGGTCTGCGTAACAAATTAGAATATTTTGAAATGGCAAAACAAAATGTTTTTGATTTTGTAATATGGGTAGATAGAAGCAAACACCTGCCTCTTGAATCTAAAGATAGTATGAGCCTTGCAGAACACATTGCAGATTTTGTAATAGATAATAACGGTTCTTTAGACGAATTGTATCTTGCTGTTGACGAAGTTGTTGAAGAAATCATTATAAGATAGTTTTTCTCCTTCAAAACCCCTATTTTCTCCGCTGATCAGCTAAATAATAGTAGGAAGTACTATCCATAGGAGAAAATAAAAATGGCATTAACATCACCAGGTGTACAGGTTTCGGTAATTGACGAGAGTTTTTACACTCCAGCTGAACCAGGCACAACACCAATAATTTTTGTTGCTACTGAACAAAATAAACTAAATGGTAGCGGCACTGGTATAGCACCAGGTACATTAGCAGAAAACGCAGGTAAAGTTTACCTTATTACATCACAACGTGACTTAGTAGAAACTTTTGGAGATCCAAAATTTATTACTGATGTAAACGGAAATGTAGTACAAGGTGGCGAGCAAAACGAATATGGACTTCAAGCTGCTTATAGTTTCTTAGGCGTAAGCAATAGTACATATGTTGTAAGAGCAGATGCAGACCTGGGAGCGTTAAATGCAAGCTCAACTGCTACTACTGCTGACCCAGAAGACGGTACATGGTGGTTAGACACACAACTTTCAAAATATGGTATTTTTGAATGGGATGGAGCTGCCGTAACTACAGAAACAGGACAAACATTTGTTGCAAAAACACCACGCATTATCACTAGTGTTTCTGAACTAGCAGATAGCGGAGATGCAACAAGCGCACCAAACACAGGCATTGGTGCAAAAGGTGAATATGCAATTGTTGCAACAACATCAACAATTAAATTATATTATAAAACAAACGACAATACATGGGTAATTGTCGGTAGCGAAGATTGGGCAGGCGCTGTTCCAACCGTTACAGGAACAAACACCGTAAGTAACACATCATTTACAATCGGTAGTACTTTCGTAATTAACCCAACAAGCGCAAGTGCAGAAAGTACTGAAATTACCTTTAGTACAGGTTCAGCTACACTTGCACAAGTAGTTGCAGACATTAATACAGCAATGTTAGGAACTGGAGTTAGTGCTGAAATTAGAGACAATAAAATAGTACTTCTAAATGACGGATCTGTTAGCGATGTTATTCAAGTAGTAGATGGTGTTAATCAACCGCTTTCAACAGCAGGTATTACAGAAGGCTTCTATTATGCTCCTAAAGTACAAATAAGCAAACACACTGATGTTCCTGCTTATAAGTCAGGAGATACAAACCCTCGCCCAACTGGTAGTATTTGGCTTAAAACTACTTCTCCAAATGCAGGTGCAGATTGGAAAGTTAAGCAGTTTAATGCAGATACAGCTCTTTGGGGAGCAGTTGATGCACCTGTGTATGCAACTAACAATAGTGCATTATACAACTTAGATCGTTCAGGTGGCGGCGCAAACCTAAGTGCAGGAGCAGTTTATATTCAAAGTAATGCTGCCGAAGATACAGATCCACTAGGGCAATTTAGACCATTTGTTAGACGTGCAGCAGGTACTACAAGTGTAACAAGTAACAAAGTTTCTACACAACTTACTAATAGTCAAAGTTATTCATTTACACTATCAGAAACAATTGTCGGTCAAGAAGCAATGACATCAGCAGCAACGGTAACATTCACTGCCGCAAGGAGTAGTGCAGATGCAGCCACAATTGCAAGTGCAATTAACGCAGCAGGTTTAGTAAATGTATCAGCAAGTTATGATAGTCAAAACAGACTTGTAATTACACACAGAGTCGGCGGCGATATACGTATCGATGATACAGACGGAGCACTTAACTTAATTGGTTATAGTCCATATGATGTAACAGATAGCACAGGAACACTTAACTTATATGATCAGCCTGGTACATCAGGTGCAGGTACCTGGGTAGCAACATTATGGCAACCACTAGTTTATACAGCAAGTGATAATGCACCAACTGCATTAGCAGCTGATGGCGCACTATGGTACAGCAGTGTAGTTGACGAAGTAGATATAATGGTACACAACGGTACTAAATGGGTCGGCATACTACATACTGATTCACAATATTACAATGCAGATAGTACATTAGCACCTGATCCAGAAGGTCCTATTGTTAGTGCGACAGAACCAGAAAACGGTGATCGTTCAGATGGCGGCAACTTGGTAACAGGTGATATTTGGATTAGCACAGCAGATATTGACAACTATCCAGGAATTTACATGTACAATGCAGTATTAGGATCATGGGTAGCAATTGATACATCAGATCAAACAACTGAAAATGGTATACTATTTGCAGATGCTCGCTGGAGCGATGCAGGTTCTGATAGCGATGCAGCAGATATAGTAGATCTATTAGTAAGTGACTTTGTAGACTTTGACGCACCGGATCCAGCACTATATCCAAAAGGTATGCTACTATGGAACACACGTAGAAGCGGATTTAACGTAAAGCGTTTTGAGCGTAACTACGTAGATGTAACCGCGGACAACGAGCGTTATGGCGATGCAAGTATGGCAGCATACTATCCACACCGTTGGGTAACTGCTTCAACAAATAATGCAGATGGCTCAGGTAGCTTTGGACGTAATG